TGCGTCTTCACTCCCAGGTTTGGTGTAAACCATTTCGGAAGAGCAGTCCTTTATTAGTAAAAGGCTAAACTCGGATGATTGGGGAAACCAGATCAAAGACAAAAATTACTTATCAGCAACAGTGTCTGACGGAACCTCCACGAAAAGTGATGGAGGTAGATTATCTTTAGTCAAGAGAACGAAAGCATTCTGTCCGAACATCATACTGAAGTTTCTAAGGGCAACGCCCTCTTGAATTTTCGAGTAATATCGAGATTTAGCGACCATATCTGATCGCTTAAAGTCTAAGTTCATAATAGAAAGTTGAGGTATCTCTTTGGATAGAGTTGCAAGCAACTCAATTGACTGAAGATAGTCCACTTCACCACTCGGAAGTAGGTCTCTCAATTTGAGATACTTATTACCGACTTGGAAGGGATACGTAAACGCGTCGTAGATAAACACCCAGAAACCGGGGTTAATCGGTTTCATAAGGGTTTCTAGAACCCTTAATGTTGGGCTTCCTGATACCACCATGTGTAATCCTCCTAACAAGAGGTTATGCAGTGGCACCAGTGAAGATAAGGCTTCTGTTCTTAGATCCTGTATGATTAACGATATTATCGTTTCTCGTAACGGACCTATCAACGCTCCTCCTTGTGTCAACACAGTCACGGGGTGATGTAATTTATTACTTACCTCGTCTGTGTATCCTGACAAAGGGGAAGATATACCAAGAAGCTGCCAGACAACTAGCTGAAGATACCCGAATAGTGTGGCTCTTGTAGCCAGACCAGACGGTGCATCTTTAACTAGATCTAGAATCTCGTTAGGAAAAGTTCAAACATTGCCAAATGAAGCTAAGAATAGCTGAGGGAGCATGTAAGCACTTCTAGTAGCTGATAGGATGGCACCTGCCCCAATAGGGGAAAGGTTACATCCTGGGCCACGTAGAGTTTTAGCAAACTCAGTGAATCTATTGGAAACAACAGATTTACCGAGACTAATACTTACACCAAGGAGTTTCATAATCTCAAGGTATTCTGCCGCTACGCTATTATGGTTAATGATAAAATCATCTCCTAAAACAGCATAGTTCACATCGTCAGTAAGACGAAGCGAAGCGTTTGTTGCAGCCACATGAACAATCACGTGGTGAGTTAACGCTAGCATAGCCCAAGAAGAATATGCACCCATTGGTTGTCCAACGGCATATCTCACTTCTAACGGAGCCTCCTCGATAGTATCGAAGGGAGCCGCGTATGGGAAGTTTAAAACGTCCTGCCAGAGATTACCAGGTAATCCAGCAGCGATAAGAATATCCTTCTGCAATTCGATAGGTAATCTATCTGTGGCGGCACTTAGATCGAATCCGCTCATAAGATGGTTCGAAGAGTATTTCTCTAAGAATTGATCAAATGATCGTTTCTGATTAAATGTCCCATCAGTTGGAACAGTTTCCAGGAATCGGAATATAGAAGTATGTAGTCCCTTAAAGGCGGATTGAATCCACCAATTAACGGAGGCTACAACTCGGGCTTTACCTGCCTGATCGTATACAACCGACAGTTTACCACAATATAAACGGTCTCTCTCTCCATTCCCTTTACCAATGCTAATTCTAACAGAATAAGTAATGGCGGTTATAAAACCGAATAAGGATGGGTTAAATGAAGCTAAACGCTCCAGATAATGCACCCCGAAATAAAAGAGAAGGTAGACTGGGCCGAATATTACTATGTTTGTTAGTAATAACAATACATAGAAATAGGCACCCTGATAGAACAACATCCACACAAGGAGACTAAACAGGACTCTTGGCTCGTGTAAAAGAGCTAAGGCGTCAAGTGAAGCACCAAGTGCGGATATTGATCCATTAGGACCTGCTTTGGTAGATCTGTGCGGAGTAAACCTTCCGACGGAAAGCTGAGGTACTTTAAACCCAACTCCTGAAATTAAACCTAATCTTCGAAGTGCAACCATAAGTGTTGATCCCTCTAACGTTTTCAATGTCCCTCCGAAAGGAGCGGTAACAGTTGTCAAAGTTGGAGTTACTTTCGTCTTAAAGGTTCTGAAGATAGTCATCACTGTCAGTACCCCTACTACGTCTTTCTGTAGTCGTGGTTTAATAAAACCACGCTCAGGAGGATATATAGCAAGAATACTGTCCTTAAATTCCTCCGTAGCCCTAAAATCGGTCTCCTCAAAGTGGTGCATTGCATCACAGAGGATGATTCGAAGTCTAGGTGGAAGAATTGTAGGCAATCCAGTTTTGTCTCGTCGAACAAGAAGTGATCCTTTTATCCCGTAAGGAGGTTTAACCTCCGGGGAACCACTAAGTGCTCGAACAGTCAATCTGTAAGCTTCCTTCAAGTAGGCAAACGCCCACGTTGGAGAAGAGCTCAGGATGATTTTCTCGACTCTTCGCAAGAAAAGATTCATGTCCTGTCTGATTTCTTTATTCCCAATTATCCAACAGACTACGTTGACGAATCTTCTAAACTCTCCAACAAATTTGGGGTTTTGATACTTAGTATCTCCACCTCGTTGTCGGATTACTTTAGAAGTCGTCTCTTTAATCCATCGTTTACCCTCATGTGACTTTGAAATCCCATCATTCCAAGTTGGCAATTTAGCCATCTTAGCAATCTGAGAGTTCAAAAGATCCATTGAGGACAAAACGAAGGAATTAAAGCTACGTAGCCTGCTTAGAAATTTGTTGAATAAAATAGTCATAGCAGAGCATGTTAAAATAATTAGTTGCATAAGCTAACTACCAAACTAAATACTTATCTAATCGCTTGTAGACCCTTACGAGTTTTCCTTACTTTCGACTTGTAACCCCAAAGGGTGCAGGTAGGATTGGTTATGCTGATGCTAAGTGACAGTCTGCCATTTTTCGGCAGTACTCTGTTACCTTATGCTTTAGTAATAGCCCGTTCGGATTTCTCCAAGGTCTTCTGGCAAGACGGATATTTAACATTAGTTCGGCAAGTCAGTAAGAGACGTACTGGTTACTAAATAAACCGTACGACTCAGCACCTATTACTCCTTTCTTAAAGCTATATTAGATACAACTTCACTGAATGATTTATCAGACAGCTGCCCATCACTTCCCAAGTGAGCATGCTTAGGAAATGACTGCCTTGCAGTCCTCTCTTTTCAGAAGAGAACAGGCTGGTGGGGGAAATGCAGCAACGTTATTCGTTCGCTCAGATCCACCAAAACAAAGGCTATCAATCAACAATAATATGTAAGTAGTGATCAGATACCCTTGAATGAAATTCAAGGTAGTGGTCCTAGCACTAGAATTACTTTACATACCGGAAGCTAATCAATAAACTTCGTTAGTAGTGGGAGAACGGGGTCCTAACGGTTACCGGCTT